CCCACGGTGCGCTGCATGTGGATATTTTTTAGGCGTGACAGCACCGCTGGGTCTGTTAGGTGCACTGCAATCTTTGCAGCTACTTCTTTCATTTCAGCAACGCGAGCTGTTGTGCTAACAGGCTGGGTTGGCTTGAAGCGGGTTAACAGACGAGTAGTAATTTCCTTGGCGTTTGGTTTAGCGTTTTTGCCAACCTGCTCAAGTGCGTGGCGCGTTGCATCAAGTAGGTTTAGCCAGAGTAGAGAATCTGTCTGGTATGCCTTGCCTGGTGCGTATGGGAAGAAGCCTCGTTTGATTAAGTCTTCTGCTCCTGTTTCGCGGAATACGCTAAAGATGTCACCAACGTCTACATATACAGTGTGGGTGATTTCTGATGCGCGGTAGTCTACGCCGTACTTCTTGTAAGCCTTAGCGAAGTCTTTTTCGCCATCCATAATCTTGCTGTTTTGGACACGCTTACCAGTTGTAAGTAGTAGGTCGCGGGCAGCGGTTGCATCATCGATGGTGTTGGTAATCATCTCTGTTGCAAAGTCGTCGTGTTGCTTAGCCATTTGCGCAGCGTTTTCAGCTGGATTTTCTGGGTTGTACGACACAACGCCATTAGCTTCGTTCTTACGAGCACGGTTTACGTACTCTTTACGACGAGTACCAACAATGCTGGTCATAACATCTTTAGTAAAGATGTTGTTTAGGTTCTCTGCTGATACGGCTACTGAGTTGTCCTGCAGGCGCATTGTGTTGCTGAAGTCCATAAGTTCGCCTGTTGTGGCGATGTCGCGGTTTGCCTCAGCTGATTCAGCAATAACGTCTAGGGTTTTGTTGCGCTTTTCAAAGGCGTTGCGTACAGCAAAAGTTGCGATTGACTGGTTGCGTGGGTCAGTTGTACTCCAGCGAACAGCACCAGCTTTTGCAGTTTGTGCAGCAAGCGGTGTCTCGACGCCAGACTGCTTGATTAGATAGTCTTGACCAGCTTCAGATAACTTCCCTGGCTCTACAGATGCGTTAGCGTAAATTGCAATTTCATCAGCAAACCCAACGCCCTTTAACGTCATAATCTGCTTAAGGTTCTCGGCTTCTTTTAGCTGGGCTACAATGTCTTCGTAAATCTTGACGCCATCGCCTGTGATGATTGTGGCTAGGTAGTCTGCGGTTCCAGCATTGTCCTTGCGTACAGCCTGTGTCAGGATACGCTTCTCTGGGTCTAGGGCGTTGACGATTGTTGTTAGTGCAGTGGTGTCGATGTTATCGCCAGCACTTATGCCAGAGATTAGGTCTTCGAAACCTGCGTACTTAACAGGAGCACCAGCTGCGTTTGTGGCGTTATCAATGTCCTGCACAGCCTTCTGTAGGTTCGTCAAGATTGACTTGACAGCACCGCCTTCAGGAGTCTTGGTGGTCAGCTTGATTGCCTCAGAAGTAGTTAGTACTGGGGCTGTTGGCTTAGGTACAGCTAGGTCAGCAATGGTTGTCTTAGTAAGTTCAGATGCGCTAATGCCTGGCTTAATTTCATCACGAACAATGCGCTGAGCATCGGCCTTAGTTGCTGCACGGGCTAGCTCTTCTCCGTTAGCGCTGCGAATTACCCAGTCGCCAAGCTCCTGAGTAATCTTGGTTTTTACGGTCTGCTTGATGTTGATGATTGCGCCACGCTTAGGGGCACCAAGGGTCTTTGAGATATCACGACGTGCATACTTGGCTAGGAACTCTGCAGCATTGTCTGACACGACAGATGCGATTAGGTTTTTACGACCTGCTTCTAGGCTGGCTGCTGTTGTTTGAGATACAGCATCCCAGAACGAACGAGCTTCAAGTTGCGTTGGAGTTAGCTTAGCTGTCTGGTAAGTGTACTTAGCAGCAATCTTCTCTGCTGCTTTAGCAGCAACATCCGCAGCGCCCTTAGGCATGTTTAGTTTTGCAGGCGCTGGTGGGGTGACCTTAAGGACAGTAGCTGTCGGTTCAACCTTTGTTGCCTTGATACGGCCTGCAGGTGTTGTCAGGTCAGCAATCTCGTCGTAGGTAAGTTTGTCATAGTCAGCACGCCCAAATTTAGACAGCGCTTCTTTAGCAACGGCATCTGCTGAGATGTTACCTTCGCGCCATGCAAGCTTTGCGCTATCTACACCAGCAACAGTTGCTTTTCCTAGACCCTTAACAAGCTTTAGCGTCACACTAATTGGCTTGTCGGCAAAGTTGATAGGGTCGTTGATGACGTCACCAGCAAAGCCTGCAACTGTTGTTAGTGGGTTCTTTGGGTCCCAGTTCAAGCGATTTACAAGAATGTCGCGTGTATCAATTGTCTTGGTGTTATTTTTCCAAGCGTTTGCGTTGGTGTTCGCAGCGTCAAGAGCTTTTAGGGTTGAGTCCCAAGTAACAGGCTCGCCAGAAGTCGTTTGGCGTATACGCTCATCAGTAAAACCTGCAGACCATGCAGCGGTTGTATTAATAGTATTTAGTACAGCGTTAGCCTGCGACTGGAACTTTGGGCTGTATGGCTGTTTGTTATAAGCAGCTTCTCGTAGCCCCTTGGCAAGCTCCCCAAACTCAGACGTAGTTAAGAATTTGTCAAGCGCCTTTTTCTCAAGCGCTTTTTTGTCAACAATGCCTTGTCCCAAGCGAGGGTCTTTAGGTGCTGGGGTGTTAGAAGCCAAAATTATCCCTAAAAGTTATAGAAACTATACAGGTATAGTTTAGCCGAAATAATACTGTGTGATGTATTCGTTGGCAAATGGAGCGTAAGCACCAGAACCTGGGTTCTGCTGTCTCCACCATGAGATGACTTGCTGCTGAGTTGGCTCTGGAACCTTACCCTGCAGTACAGGGTCCCAGTTCTTAGCAATTGCTTGCTTAGCAGCAACACGAGCTTGGTCTACAGATGTAGCAAGTTGCTCAGGGTCAATACCTGCAGCGGTAGCACGCTCATAGAAGCCCTGAATACCCTTTTGGGTCTTTGGGGTAGAAGCCTTAGCCTGTGCAGCAGCAAGTCTTGCAGCAGCTTCTTTAGCTGCCTGAATCTCATTGTAGTTAGCCTTAGCAACGTCTTGAGTCATGCCAATCTTTGCCTTAGCAATATCAGATTGTACCTGCGCAGTGTTGCCACCAATTTCAAGTAACTTGTTCTCAAGGTTCTGCTGAAGTTGCTGTAGGGCACCAACCTGCTGCTGTCCGTAGCCAGCCTGGCGGTTTGTAATGTCAGTCTGTGATTGCTGCTGGTTGGCGTTCTGCAACGCTTCCCAAGTGGTCTGGTATTCGTTTGAGCGTGCGATACCTTCCTCAGCTGCCACGGCTACTGGGCTAGTTGCCATTGCAGGGCCACCGCCACGCTCAGCACCTGTCGCTACTGCCTGCGCCTGACCTGCAGCTGCCTCTGTGCGGGCCTCTGCGGTGCGGGCAGCAAGGCTAGCCTGCTGTGATGCAATTGACTTTGTAAACTGCTCCTTGACTCGTGCAGCGTCCTGTGCTGCAAGCGTAGTTAACGAGCCAAATAGGTTAGTGATGTCAGTCTTGTTTTTACCGTAGCGCTCGTTAGCAAGTCTTTTTTGCTCGTTTAGCTGGTCAATAAGTGGCTGGTATGCAGGAGTAGGGTCAACATAAAGGCTCTGCGCTTCTTTTGATGCAGTAATACCGCCAGTTAGTTTTGGCACCTTAACAGGAGCCACGCCCCTACCGAATGCTGGGTCAATTACTGCCATTACTGTACTCCATACTGAGCTAGACGGTTAGTGATTGCTGCCTGTGCAGCCTGAGTCTTATATTGCTGGCCTACGAGTGTGCCAGTCCAGTCTGTGCCTGTTGCACCAAAGTTCTGTAGATACTGTTGATTTACGGCAGCTAGCTGGTCTTGGATGTTTGTGCGTGCAGCGATTTGCTCAGCATTTGCACGAGCTTCAGCCATGGTTAGGGCACCCGCTGCACCACCTGCCATGCCACGTGAGGCATAGTTTCCAGCAAGACGACGACGGGACTCAGCAGAGTTCACATCAAGAGCCTTGCGCTCTTGCGCTTTAGCGGTCTGTGTGTTCTGTTGTTCTGCAAGTGCAGCATTGCGAGCATAGTTAAATTGAGCCTGCCCAGCAGATAATGCTGATTGGTATACAGGGTCGCCTTCAAGAGTCCACGCTGGTTCTTCAGGTACCGCAACAGGCTCTGTGTAAACAGGGCTGTTAATGCCAACTGGTGGAGTTGTACCGTCATCGGTAATAACAACCTTTTGGTCTTTTTTGATTATTGGCTTAGCAAGCGGGGCAGCAATCTTCTTAGCAGCAGCAGCCTTAGCAGCAGCGGTAGCGGTAGTGCCTTTTGTGCCACCAGCAGCGGTCTTAGCTGTCAAAGCAGTTTTAGTTGCTGTGGTGGTCTTAGAGTAGTTACCTTGAGATGCGACTGGCATTTACTTCACGAACCTTTGAACATTAGAACTAGCGAAAGCGCCAGTTTGCTGACCCTTTAGTTTTGCCAAAATAGCGTTACGACGTGCTTTCATTCTACGGTCACGGTCTGCGTAGCCAGTCTTGTCGACTGCACCACGGGTAGGTGACTTTGCAACGCCATTGTAAGTTTTTGAACCTGCAGCGTATGGGTTAAATTCAAAGGTGCCTAGTAGGCTGCGTTCGCTTCCTGCCATTAGTTAGCTTCCTTTTGAATCTTCGCCTTAGCGCCAATCATAGGAATGATGCTAAAGACCTGTACAGGTGAGGTGGACGCCGTACCGTCACAGTCTAAGTATAGCTCAAAGTAGATGCGTCTGAAGCGTAAGGCTTGCTGCAGCTTGACCTCTAGGCGTAGAGGGCGGGAGGTAATTGGGATACTGTCAACGAGTGTACCAATCTGACCGTTTGTTTCCTTGAGGTTATCCCAAGTACCAAACTCAGTGTCGCCAATCCCTTCGTAGGACAAGTCATCCCATGTCGAGAAGCCAGTTTCTTCTTCGTAGTCCTTTGAAACTTCATCCCATTTGACTACTACGTCGCTTTCGGTGATAGCAACAGGGAACGCAACGGCCTTTACTGGCAATGCAGTTGCTAGGTCAGCTGTCCAGAAGTAGAGACGTTTCCATTCGACAGGGGTTTGGAAGTCATAAATCTTAGTTTGCATCGAGCACTTGAAGGTTTCTGAACCCCCAACGCTGACGTTTGAGTCTTCAGTGCGGTATAAGCAGAAGTCAGTTAAACCATCGGCGTCTTGGGTTGTTGCGCCACTGATACCATAGAAAAGAGATTCGGCGCTTTCTTCTGAGCGTCGAGGTACCGTAATAAAATATGCGACTTTGTGTGTGCTTTCCCACTGGCTCCAGGTCTCCGTGTCTAAGTTGTATGCGTATATACTTCCGTTGTGCCACACAAGGCAACGGCGACCAACAATGCTCACAGCGTGCTGGAAGCGTTTGTCGAAATCAGCTGTCTCGAATGTCACTTTTTGTGCGTTAAGTGGATAATACAACCAGTTCTGGTATTTGTAAAGAATCCCGCCCGAAAGAACAAAGTGGGCGTTTTCAAACTTCACAACGCTGCGTCGCGATTCTGCACCAATGTCCTGCTGCATAGCCTGCATTGTGCCTTCTTCTGGCACATCAGAGTAGCTGTAGCGGTAGGTGCTGCGGTTACGGAAGATAACGATATCGTTATAACCCTGCGCAATCGCGGTAATCCACTGCCCATCTCCGCCACCAATTTCTACATACATGTAGTTGGAGTTTGCATCTAGCCAGTTCCAAACGGAAGTTGATTCGCCTGACGGTCCAGCGGTAGAGATGTTGGTCCAGTAAACAATGTTTGCTGTTGCTGTCTTCTCTACGCCGTATCCAAAGAAGCGGGTTTGAAATAGCTCAATGCCACCTAAGGCAGGCATTGATGGGGTATTGGTGAAAGTGCCACCCTCCCAATATCCGCCCTGACCCGCAGTGGTTGAGGAAAGAACAATCTTGTTCAGGTACTGAGTGCAGTCTGACGCCTTGAACGAAGCAATCTCGGTCCAGGTTTGTGCAACAACTGCGTAAATCCAAGTCTTTGCGTTGGTAGTTGCTACTAGGTAGCGTGTGCCATCAGCCTTGATGTAGGTACCTAAAATGTCAACTGGTTGCCCTGCTACAGGGGTGTAGACTACAGCGCCATCCTTCTTTTCAGGGTAGATAGCAGGACGTGACATAAGCGAACCAGATGAGGTGAACTCAAAATTCACAATGTCCGAAAGCTCATTGTCAGCGATTGATGACTGGTCCCAGTAATTGTTTAGGCCACCAGTAAAGTTTTGAAGTGCAGCACTGCGACTGCGAATGGTGGTTGACATTAGAGTAGGTAGTCTCCTGAGTCAGGCAATACGCTTGGGTATAGCGAATCCTGTGATGTTGAATCTTTAGTAAATAGGCGGTCTAGCCCGTCACGGAACTGGCGCTGCTTGAATTGAGCAGCGTCGTAGTTCTCATCCATTTCAAGGGACTGACCAATTACATAGTTGACCAGTTCGTTGAAGTAGCGGTCTGGAATGCCAACTGCGCTGCCTAGAGAGGTTAACGGTGTTGGGCTCTTGATGTACTCAAGCTTGATTCCGTCTGTAATTGACTTGTTTGGCTTAGGCCAGAAGGTTAGTATTTTTGTATGCTCGTACCAAATCTGAGGGCGGTCAGCTGTTGAAATAGATGTTGGGTCTGCTTTTTGAATGTATTCGCGGGCAGCCTGCGGAGTCACATTGTCGATAGGGTAGCCGTCAATATAAACAGCTTCGATGACTAGAACCTTGTCAGTTGGGAAAGTATAGTCTGCCTGGTTTGCTACTAAGTTTGTTATCTTGCTTGAACGCAGAATTGGATTTGAGTTTACAATCTCACGCTGACCATCATTAATCCATAGAAGGATTGACGGGTCGCCAAGCTGTGCACCAGAGGTGTCACCAAATGATGAGCGAACACGGGTTGCTACGTCGTTTCCTGTGTAGGAGAACTCTTCTGCTGGCATGGCTACTTCCTAAGGGTCTTACCGTCATGCTTCCAAACATTCTTGTTTGACTTCATGGCAGACTTCAAAATGTCTTTCTTTTCGGCACGCCACTCTTCTTCACGCTTCGCCTCTAACGCTGCGTGT